GAATCCGGAAGGTCGTCGTTTGGCGAACCTCTTCGTCTTCCGCTTGCTGGTCTCTTTCGAGGCCGAACATGAAGAAGCTCCAGAAGCCGATTGCTCGTGCGCCCTTGAAGTGACGGATGGATACATGCCCGCCTTCCTCGTGGCTCTTCCCTTCGGGGGTTGCCAAGTGGGAGACGAAGTGGATGATGATGCTGAGTTCATTCGCCAGCCCCGCCATCTCTTTCATGATCTTTTCCAGCGACCCGCGTTCGTCCGATGTGTCAGCCATGGCCGTCAAGTGGTCCACGTAGAAGATGCGGATTCCTTCGGCATGCGCCATGTATCGGATCTTGGCCGCTACAACGTCCCACTCGGTCTCTCCGAAGGAGTCGTATAGGTAGACCTTCCCCTCAAGCTCGCGGACGGCCTGAAGGCGCTCCTCGCGGGTCCAAGAGCCATCGGGAATGTGGAACCTCTTGCCCTTCGCCTTGCCAGCGATCCGAGCAGCGGTTTCCGTGGGCTTCTGCTCCAAGAAGATGCAGCCGACCTTCATGCCCAACGTGTGAACGTCGTACTCGATCTGTTGAGTGATGAAATCGGTCTTGCCGATACCAGTGCCAGCGCCGAACGCATAGATTTCGCCGTAGCGTCGTCCGTAGGTCAGCTTCGTGAGACCGTCCAAGAACCATGCGAGACCTTGTTCGATCTCTCGGTCCAACTCCGCATACAGGTCAGCGATCCCCACGATTCCATCGGGGCGGTACGCCTTCGCATTCCACAGGGCTTGAACGACTGCTTCACCCTTGCCCTTCATCAGGCACTCGTTGGGGTCCTTCAGGGGCAGCGAGGCGATCTTGACCTTACCGGGCGGGAACATCTCAGCGACCGCAGCAGCAGCCTCCTGACCTTGCTCGTCCATGTCGAACATGAGCACGATCTCTTCGAAACCCTCGAAGAACTCCATCTGCCTCGCCATGTCTTTCTTGGCACTATGGGCACCACCGGGGACACTGACGACCGGCCACTTGTTACCCTGCAACTGCGATACGGTCAGCGCATCGAGTTCGCCTTCGCAGACAACGATCTTCTTCCCCTTGTTGAAGAGGTTCTGACCGAACATCGGCGGGTGCTTCGGTTCTCCGAGGAACTTGAAGTCCTTGTCGGCAGTCCTGATCTTCACAGCCACGACAGCGCCGTCTTTGAAGTACGGGTACATATGGACAGCTTCGCTCTTGAAGGACCCCACACGGACACCGAAGTGTCTGCAGGTTTCCTCACTGATGCCTCGGGCCTTGAGACCCTTCACATCGGCGTTGCTGTAGAAAGCTAGATCGTCTGACACTTTGGTGTTCCTTCGTTTGTATGTGGGTTCCTCACCATCGTGTCGACCTTTACAGCCGTTGGCAAAGCAGTGGGTATGTCCGTCTGAGTAATGAGCATTGGCATCGGAAGAGCCGCACTGCTCGCACGGTCCTTTGAACAGCAGGGTTGACTCTTCGTATTCCATTAATCTCTCGTGTAGGTGGGGCAGTGATCTTTGAGTTCCTTACGGCGGTTGATGAAACCACCGAGGGGCTTGGGTGTGCAGCCGATGAAGTACATCGACGCGGGCAGGATCGGCATCTTCACCGGGTACTTGCAGAGACCGTCACCGCTAGGGTGTCGTCGTCCCGCTGCCGTCTGTCGCCACTCGGCGTGCTTGCAGCCTTCGCATGTCTTCACGATGCGTCGAACTCTTTATGGTCACGAACGAAGTCGTGTACCTGTTTGGATTGCGTCAGGCCTAACTGCGTGTTGCTGCGGAAGTGCTTGATCCACGACACAGCGCTGACATCGGCACCGCCCGCACGCCCTACGACGTTGTTGGTGTATTGGATGTCCGACAGGTAGACCCATTGGCCGACCTTCTTGTTAAGCTGCTGGTGCAACTCGTGATTCGAGCGGGTGACCTTGAGCGGCTCCGAGACCGTCTTGACATCGAACAGCTTGTTGAAGACTTGCTCTGCTACGTGGTCTCCCGTGGAGTTCGCCACAGCGAGCACAGCTTCGAGGTATGCGCGGTTGTATTTCATTTCCATTCCGTATCGGTGAGTTCGCCGTTGATGGCTTCGATGCCATCGGCTAGTTTGTTTTCGATGTACTCAATGATCGTTTCGCTATCGAGGTTGTCGGGGACCTTGAAGGTCACGTAGACCTTCCATTCGGTTGTCTCAGGCATTTCAGTAACCCATCAGGGCGTTGAAGGAGTGCGGGTAGAGGGCGCTCAACTCTTCCTGAAGGTAGCCAGCGACATCGCGGCATTCCTTCTGTGCGTGAGCGTCGAGGCGCTGCTGACAGACCCGAGCGAATGCCATCAGCGAACCGGACCAAATCCATTCGGTCATCGTGTTCAGAGGGAGAACCATGCGGGCCTGTTCAGGGGCCACGCCACCACGGAGCAGGGCGTTGTATTGCGCCAGTGCGTGTGCGGAGTTGTTGGTGACCATCAGGTCTGCCCACTGCTGCGTACACTCGGGCAGGTTGTTTGCCGAGCCTTGCTTCACACTCTCTGCGCGTCCACGGAATTCCGAGGGGCAATAGAACTCAGGCTCGCTGTCGATGTAACGGCGGCTCTCTTCGTTCCACGAGAGGCCAACCTGATGCTTCACCAACTGACGCGCCACGAACAGTGGTGCTTTGATGCGGAACTGCACGAAGCAGTGAGCGAAGGGTGACCAGTGGCCGTGCTTCGCGAGGTAATTGATGAGCCGCACGTCTTGATCTTGAAGGGTCTTTACTTCCTTCGCGAACGAGACGCGGGCCACGTTTGCTACGGTTGCGTCGGACCCCATGGAATCCAAGAGTTCAACTTTGATGTCTGCGTAGTTCATAGGGGTCCTAAGGGTGTTAGACGGTGAAAACGACCAGAAGGTCATCGAGGCTCGGTAGGTCAACGACGCGTGGCGGGAAGCCGAGGTGGTAGCGCACGTAGCGCTGTTCGGTGATCGGGTGGAGCTTCTGTTCGCTGATGATGTTGTAGCCGTCATCGCGGAGTTCAGTGATACGGCGGGTCAGCGACTGGATCGAGTAATCCATGATTGCTTCGCGCTGCGTGATGCTGCCGACATCGAAGAAGTGATTGAGCAGCTTCTGGCGTTGGGTCATCTTGGGTTTCATTTCTTTCTCTCTTTGAAAGGGTTTAGAACAACAGTGAAACGAGGTAGCTGACGAGCACGACGAGCGACATGAGCCACACGTACGTCACATTTCGTGCAGCAGCGGTGTAGCGGATGTACGGGCGCTGTACGAGAGCGATGAAGCCGGTGACTTCTACGAACGACCAGAAGCCGTAGATGAGGCCGAGTGCAACGATGAGGAATGTCGGCATTACTTTTTCTCTTCGGATAACCAAGCTTCAGGGATGAGCTTGTCCGCATACTGGAAGCCGTTCTTGGCACACCAGCTTGCGTAGGTTGATTTCGAACCCTTGTACAGGGGCGAGGCGGAACGACTGAAGACGAATCGGATATCGAGTTCAGGGTGCTGCTTCTTGACTGCCAGATGTTTCGTGCGGTCGGATGAATCGAACAGGCCCTTGCCTTCGATGATGATTCCGTTAGCCAAGCGGAAGTCGGGGGTGTAGGTATGCGGAATCGAATACGCCAGCTTCAGCGTCTCGTACTCATATTCCACACCCGCCTCTTCGATCTGCGCAGCGATCTTCTCTTCGAGACCACTACGCATCTTTTGCTTCAGCTTCAGTCCAGCGTTCTTCTTGCTGAACCAGTTCTTCTTCATCAGAAGTTGACGTCTTCGTCAGCCTTGCCCGCCGGTTCATCGTCATACGCCGAGTCCGGAATGCGTTGCGTCATCGTGCCGCCAGCGACGAAGTCAGCCTCGTCATCAGCCTCGAAGCCACCAGCGTTGTACTCGACCAGCTTGATGATCTGCACCGAGTTGATGTACAGCGTCACGCCGATGTTCTTGCCGCTCGTGTACGCCGATGCAGCGCCCTTGACCTTGATCACCGAGCCGCTGCCGATGTGCAGGTCTTCCGTGTTGCGGATCGGATTGCCTTGGCCGTCGAACAGCTTCGGAGCCGGTCGCTTGTTGCCCTTGGCGTCCGTGGCCTTCGACTTGAAGTTGATCGTCACGGTGCCGTCTTCGTTGCGCTTGTACGGCTTGTGGGCTTCCTTGGCCTTCTTCGCACCAAGCTCTTCCACGGCTTCGTCGTCGATCAGTTCGATCAGCGCTTCAGCAGCTTCTTCCGAGCATGTGATGGACGTCTTGTAGACGCCGCCTTCATCGAACTTCGTGTCCGGGCGAATCAGGTTGGTAAAGCCAGCAGCGCCCTTGGGCGAGGTAAAGTTCTTCATTGTGTTACGGGTTCCTTAGGAATTGAAATGGTCGACGTCGAACTCGATCTCTTCGACATAGATGCCTTGGCTCATGAAGCCGACAGCTACGTCCAGCGGAACGAGTCCACCGCTGTGAAATTCGTCTTCAGGGTTGCGATACAGGTGGGTCTCTTCGTGCAGCATTGGTGGCTCCAGAAATGCAGAAAGCCACCCGAAGGTGGCCTACGTTGTGTTGTGTTGTGCAGAAAAAACTACGAGAAGCAGTACTCCGAGTCGAGGACTACCTTGAGGTCAAGGTTTCCACGAGCGGGCACTTGGATCACTTCGAGATTCTTCAGGAGTGCCAGCGTATCTTGCGCAGCATCGGGAGACTCAGCACCCATCTTTGCGGTCAGGGCACGCTTCGCGCCATCCAAAAGGTCCTGCAGGGGGTCATTCGCTTCGTACATTTCAACGAACGTCTCACGAACAATCTTCGAGAACCGCGCCATGTTGTTAGGCGTCGATGCGAACGAGTCGTGGATCAGCAGGAAGTCCGTGATTCCTTCTTCGACCGACTTGAGCACCACGCTATGAAGGTGGGCTGCGTCAAGCGAGTGGATGAAGTTCGGGGAGATACCGGTCTTCTGCTCGTTCTTGTTGATCTGCTTCGTGTACGCCTCGAACAGCTTCGGCTTGTACTTCTTCGGGACGCGGAGTTCGCTATCCCAAACCATCGTCGTGACTTGCTTGTAGGTGGCCTCGTAGTACGTGGAGATAACCGGGAAGCCGGTCGGGCTGACCCAACACGAGGGCAGGTTAGCGTCCGACAGTTCCTTCGAGATTGCACGGAAGAACGTCTTGCACGCTTCAGCACCCGGTACGGTTTCCTTGATTGCCGCGAAGTTGATCTTGGCGAGGTAAGCGCATGCGGCACGGCGAATCGTAGCGTCGTCACCAAAGTGCTTCTTGGCGGATTCGCTGCGCAGTTCGTCTTCCCACAATTGCTTCGACATACCACCAGCTTCCGAGCCGTAGCCGTAAGTCATGGTGTTGCGCTTCGTGATCGAGCGGTCGATGCCGTTGTCCTTGTATGTGCTCCACAGTTCAGCGATGCTTCCGACTTCAACATCACCGAAGTCTTTCGCAACGACAGCAGCGGAAATCTGAGCGACAGCCTTGTACACATCCTTCGGGGTCTCCGAGGGAATCAGGTTGACGTGCTTGCCACCTTCTTCGTCCCGCAGGATTGCCGAGAAGTGCTGCAGACCCGAGCACGAACCATCGATAGCGACCGGGATACGGCACACATACGTCGTAGGGGCCTTCAGAGCCTCTACAAGGGCTTCGGCTGCTGCCATGAAGCAGAAGGGACTATCGGCCATCGACCAGACGTCTACGGTGGTCTTAGGGGCTGCTACGACGCTGCGGATCAGTGCCATGTTGTCGTCAGTCCACTGCACGCGCTGTTCGCGGGGTGCCTTGTCCATGCCAACGCCATTGACCTTGAAGCCACCGGTCGTCGCTACGTGCCACTTCAGCCACCAGAGACCATCTTCGGTCAGGACTTCACCGCGAGCCAAATTGAACATGGCCTTGCAGTAGTCCGAACGTTGATGATTGAAGCTAGGGCGGGCATACACTCGCGCACGAAAATCAAGGTAATGTGGCTGGTAGAACTCTGCCTCATTGACCAGTTCCTCAGCAGCCGCGATGGCGCTGTTGATCGCAATGCGCTTCGCCGTGATCGCCTTGTTGAAGCGATAGTCCGACGCTGCCTTCTTCTTGTCCTCTGCATCCCAATCGATTGAGCGGGGTTTGCCCGGCATCACGTCGCCGTCCTTACCAATCTCGATCTTTTTGCGGTTGCAATGCTTGACAAGGTTGAAAACGAAGCGGTTGATCTGGAACGGGACCTCTTGAATCGCGTTCAAAGCACGTACGAACGGAGCATCAGCAGCGATAGCCGCGTTGATGGCCTCACGTTGCGCCTTGTTCGCATGGTTGATCAGCGGATTCTTACGGGCCACTCGGGGATCGAGGTAAGCGCCACGGTCGAACGAGTCCCACTTCGCAGGGGGCACCAGCATCGCACCGAACTCAGGGTGATCGTACTGAATCGCTTCAGTCGTCGACCCGATGAACTCAGCAGCCACTTCAGAGAACGTGAGGCACAGGGTCGGCCACTTGTCCTCTTCACCCTTGTGTTCAAAGGTGGCGAACATGTCAGTCGCAGCCATCACCATCATGACCAGACCAGCAGCGAAGCCAGCATTGATATCCGCCTCTTCACCGAAGATGGGGAACCGCTTCTGAGCTTCCATACCAGCGATCATGCGCTCTTGCTTCGAGCGGGGCAGGGCCTTGAGCGCCGCCTTGTATTCCTTACTGTCTTCCTTCTGCCACGCGGCCTCGGCGACCATCTGGCGAACGTCGAAGCCCAACGCCGTGTAAAGGTCTGACATGGAAGCACGAGCAGGATCGTCCGTGTTTGCCAATGCAGCCCTACGGGTCATGTGGGTCAGCAGGAGCATCGCAAGGACGTCCAGCTCGATCATTTCCAGAGCCGGGAAGTACGCGGGCTTCTGACGCGGAGCGGATGCCAGTTCATTGCGCATCGCTTCGAGGGTCTTCGGCATCGCTGAATCGATCAGGCGGCGACCAGCTTGGCT